ACCCAAAATCAGCCATAGCTCCAGGGCGACTTCCATGGTGCGGGTCCACAAAGCAGCCAGGTCGGGCGAACACGCCTCCCCTCGCCGCCCTCAGTTCCATCCACCGTTCCTTCGCGCCGACGCCCCAATCGGCCACGCGAGGCCGCAGGATCGGACGCGACGACGAGTCGCCCAGGTTGCCCGCCCCGTTGTGGGTGATGATCGCCCGGCAATCCTCGATCAGCTTGGTCGGCGGTTCGAGCGACGCCTTCGGCTCAACGCCGTCCGCCGGGTCGCCGGTGATCGTGAGGACGAGCCAGCGCGGCAGGAAACCGTCCGAGATGCCCTTGCCCGACATGGACGGCCAAAAGTCGTGAGGCGTGGACGTGCCATAGATCGAGAAGTTGGGGTTATAGATCGGCACGGCGCTTTCGGCCGCCGACGCGGTGCCCTTGTAGAGCGTGTCCGCCGAAGTGAACATCTGCATGAGCATCTGACGAATGCTCGACTGATGCGTCCCGGCGCGCCGGTCCATGATCTTCGCGATGAAGGCCCCGAACTCGTCCATGAGCGACAACTGCGACGGGTTGTGCTCGATGGTCTTGCGGAGCGCCGAGTCGGACAGGAAACCTTCCGGCCCGAGATAGCGATCGAGGCCCGCTTCCACGGCCAGCCGGGACAGTGCCTTGCGAGGATGGTCCTTGCCGTAGCCAGCGGGGGCCAGGGCGACGATGTAGAGGTTGGTGCGGAGATTGGTCGGTCCCGCGTGATGCCGCCCAGCGAGCGTCCCCACGAAGCCCAGAGCAGGCCCCAGGGCGAGCGGACGCGACGGGCTCGACGTTGACGCGGCGATCCAATCCATGATGTCCCCGACCAATCCCGGCGGATGGCACAGGGCCTCCAATTCCGCCATCGTGGGCGTCGTTTCGTTGTGGTCGGCATCCGCAGAAGGATCTTCAGCGGCCTCGCCAGCGGGCTCCGCAGGCACCGTAGTGGGCACGCCAGTGATCGTCGCGAGCGCCGCCACTTCGTAAGGCTGCGGGTTCGTCTTGACCCACGGAGTAATCCCGGCCGCCATCTGACGCTCGACCCACGAACCCGGCTCCATGCTCGGCGCGGCTTCGAGGATGGCCTTCTCGCGCGCCACGATCCGGGCCTTGTCGCGCTCGGCGGCTTCCGCCATCTGCGCGGCTTCCTTCCGGCGCGAGCGCAGGTCGATCTCGACGCCGAAATTATAGCCAAGCTGCTCGCCCAGCCATTGCACGGCCGCGTCCCGCTGCGCCTCGCCAAGCTCCATCGACTTCATGACGACGTTGATGGGCGTGAAGGTCTCCATGGTGCCGAAGTCCTGAATGCCGCTCGGATCGAACGACAGGTTCGGATGGCGCTTCGCCATCGCGCGGCCCGAGCCGGACGAACGCCACGGAGCGACGGCGCGATACTTGGCCCCGAGCCAACGGCCCTTCGGCAGCGCCAGCTTGCCGACCCACGCATGGAGGTTCGCCAGCGCGTCTTCATTCAACTTTCGGAAGAAGTCCGTCGAATGGTACTGGCTGACATCGGGGACCTCGCTCGGCGGCTCAGAGCGCCGATCCGCCTGGGGATCATAGCCATACGCCTTCAGGACTTCGCCGATGCGCTCGGCGATGTCATCGGGCAACTCGGTCAGTTGATCGAGGCGCACGTCGAGCAGCGTGTCATCGGTCCACCAATAATAGGGTTCGCCGGTGTCGGGATGGATCGAGGGCGGCAACACGGTCTGCTTGCCCTCCGCGAGCAGATCGACAAGCCCGACGCGCTCGGGGGTGCGGAAGTTGCGCGAGCGGATTGCGTCGGTGTTGCCGCGATAGAAAAGCGAGATGCCCTTGCGGCCCTTCTTCTGCACGTTCGAGTGCGGCAGCATTTCGAGCAACGCATCCATCGCGGGCTCGAAGTCGATGTCGATGCAGATCAGACCAAGGCCGCAGGCCACGCCGACACCGGCGTTCGGCCACTTCGACCAATAGTTGATCTGCAACTGACTCGGGCGCGTGGTGCAGTAGTCGTTCCAGCCCTTCGCGGCCTTCCAGCTTTCGTCGGCATAGGTGCCCGGCAATTTGCTGTTGGGCATAATCGGGATCGGGCTGTAGCCGTTCTCGTAGAGTCCCGGTCCGGCCTGGGTGAATGGCGAGTCGATCATCAGCGTGAATCCTTAGAACGGGGCAGCGCCAGCGGCGACACGCTTGCGCATGTTCTCGCCGTATGAATTGAGGATGGTGGACAGGAAGTTGCCCCACTCTTTCTCGCTCAGTTCGGACAGGTTGAACTTGCCCAGGCGTTCAAGGTACGCACCGGCGTCAGCGCCAGCGTCTTGAAGAGCAAGGTTCTCGGTCGCAGTCAGAGACTTCGGCGGCATGTGGAAGACGGCCTTTCCTAGTGAGATACAGTCGGGCTCTTCGCAGAGCCAAAGGATCGGCTTGCCACCCTTCGGGGCGTAGCCAAGTCCGGTTGCCTCGCGGCGGCAGACGCCGCAGCAAATCGGTTCAGGATCAAACACGCGCATTGTTGTCGTTGCTCGCTAGACGTTGACGGATCGCGCGCTTCATCTGCGACACGCAGTTGTCGGCAGACCGGACATCACCGGCGCTCGACGGGAAGAAGAACTTGAAGGACTTCCCCTCGCCTAGCTGCACAACAACATACGGATGCTTCCCCGCCATCAACGGCTCGAACGAGTAGCCGTGCGCCGTCAGGTAGGCGCTTAGCTTCTGATACGACTCATTGCGCCGTATCGCCTTGTGAAAGTTATTCCCCATGATCGTCCCCCTCAGAACGGAATGTCGTCGTCGAGATCGGTGTTGTCCCAAGGCGCGCGCGTCTGCATCAACGGCGGCGTGATCTGCGCATTCCACGGAGCCGTGGTGCGAATCTGCGCGACGGGCTTGTGATACCCAGGCATCACGGCCCGGTTGTTGTCGTTCGCCACGGGAGGGTTGGTCGCCCAAGGCTTCGGCTTCGCGGCAACTTGAGCGCGGTACGCTGCCGCCTCTTGCGGCTTCCCGTTCAGTTCGAAGTTGCGCGCGATCATGTCGTCACGGTTCGGCGGCGTCGCTGCGACGACCGACTGCGACTGACCTTCCGGCGCGATCTCGCCCAGCTTGCGCGCGACGATCTCCCAATGCTTGCCGTTCGCCTTGATCATGATCTCGGCGGTCTCGCGAAGCTCTTTGGCGCGCGTGAAGGTGTCGGCGATGGAGAACGGTGCATCATCATTGCCGCCGTGCTGCTTCCACCACTTCTCGAACTTCATGCGCGCATAGCCCTTATGCTCGGGGCAAATCCATTCCTTGTGAGAGACGGAGCCGCACAGATACTCGACGCGGATGCTCGGGGTGCCACCCGGCTTGTCATGGCGATAGAACGTGCGCCGCTTCACCGAAACCCAATCGGGCTTCGACGTAGACATGATCGGCGTCACGTCGGCGGTCTGCTTGATGTTCTTCTCGACATCGCGCTCGAACTTGTGACCGCAGTCGGGGCACTCGCTCAGACCGGCGAAGATCAGCGAATGACACGTCGGGCATTCCTTCACCGGGGCCTCGCCCCCGCCCTTCCCCGGCTTCTTGATCGTGACCCGATCAATGGGGCCGTGACGCCGGACGTTGCCGCCGAAGTCGAGAACGAGGCAGTCTTCCTTGCCGTTGCGGATGGACTCTTCGTAAGTGTCGCCCAGGAGCCGCGTCCCGCGTCCGCACATCTGGACGTAAAGCTGCGTGCTATCCGTCGCGCGCAACAGAGCGATCAGGTCGAGGCGCTTGATGTTCGTGCCGGTCGTGAGCACGCCGAAGTTCGTGACGGACGTGAGCTTGCCGGACTTGAGGTCTTCGAGAATCTGGTTGCGCTCCCCCTTCTCCATGCCGCCATGGACCGTCTCGCACGAATAGCCGCGCTCGCGGATCGCATCGCGAACGCTGAATGCGTGATCGACGCCAGCGCAGAACAGAAGCCATGACCGGCGCGGCCTCTCGTTGCTGGCGGCGTAGCCAATGATTTCATCGACCGCCGCCTTCGTGACCTCGCCCTGATCGAACACCGCCTTCAACGACTTGTCGGTGAACTCGCCGCCAGATCGGCGAAGCTTGCTCAGATCGATCATCGTCTTCGCGGTGGCCGTGGCCTTCGAGACCAACGGGCAAAGGAAGCCCTTCTCGATCAGTTCGCGGATCGAGATTTCGTAAACGATGGCGTCGAACATCGCGTCGTCGCCATCCGTGAGCATGCCCGAGTTGGTGCGATACGGCGTGGCGGTCAGGCCAAGGATCAGCATCTTCGGATTGATCAGCTTCAGCGCGGCGATGAATTTGCCGTACATGGTCTGCGCGTCCGGCGGCAGCATGTGCGCTTCGTCGATGATCAGAAGGTCAACGTGGCCGATGCGAGCCGCGTGCCGCCACATCGTTTGGATGCCGCCAAAGACGATCTGCGCGTGCGCTTCTCTGCGGCCGAGGCCAGCCGAGAAGATGCCCGCCGGGGCGAACGGCCAAAGCAACATAAGTTCGGCGTAGTTCTGTTCGATCAATTCGGAGACGTGCGTAGCCATGACGATGCGCGTCTGCGGCTCGAACCCGATCATCTCTTCTGTGATGGTGCCGAGCACCGGCGACTTGCCGCCGCCGGTGGGGATCACGATGAGCGGGTTTCCGTCCGGCTTTTCGGACCAATAGTCATAGACAGCGTCGATTGAGTCGCGCTGATAGTAGCGAAGCTTGAAAGCCATCAGAGAGCAGCCCCAAACAGTGAATTGTCGTTGGCTGCGCGAGCCGGATGGCCGGGCAGATGAAAGAGGTTCGGGGTGCCGCCGGTCTTGCCGACTTCGTTGCCCCATTGATGCCAACCGGCGCGAGCGTGGCGCGCGAACAGTTCGATGTACGGGCCATCGAGCAGACGTTCGATTCGGTTGTAGGCTTCGAGCGGCTTGGCCGAGTGCTCGCCGCGCGGTGCGAGGATGGTCTTGTCGTTCGGATCGAGGTCGAGGATCAGGCGCTCAACGCCCTTTCCGTTACGCTTCGGTTTGCCGCGCGTGCCGAACAGGAAAATCTCGGGGTTCGCGCGCGTCCAATAGCCCATGCCCATGTGCGGGCGCAGAGCACGGCCGACCTTCACGTAGTAGAACAGGACCGTCTTGTATTCGAAGCCCCACTCATTGAGCACTTCAATGCCCTGGGGGATCATCGTGTCGATCACCCACAAGCCGCAGGCAGCGTCTTCCGGCACGATCTCGCGCACCGGCAAAGCCTTGATCTCGCTCAACGGCATGCAGTCATAGTGCTCTTCAGGCGAGCGCTCTTTGCCTTCCTCGCTCCACGTCTCGAACATCCAAGCCGGGTCGCCATAGACAAACGGGAAGCTCACTGAAGAACCTCCGTCAGATCGGGCTCATGGTCGGTGTCGTCGTCGCGCGAGCCCGCCGACAGATCGAAGAAGGTGATCTTTCCCTTCTTGAGCGGCTGATGCGTCGCCTTGTGATGGCAGTCGCAGAACGACTTCTCGTCAGTCGTCGGCGCTCCGCACACGAAGCCTCTCATGCCGGGTTGCCCAGGCAGGAAGAACATGCACTGGCCGCGCTTCGTCTCGATAAAGCGGGTCTTGAACGGATGGGCGGACATGCGCGTTATTCCCCTTGCGCTGCGTAGTGATCAGTCAGGCGGATGAACTCGGCGAAGGTGATCTCTTCGCAGAGGGGTTCGGTGTCGCGAGGATCGGGTTCGCCGGGGAGCGTGGCGAACAGGCTGCCGCTTTCGGGGTGGTGCCAGTAGCGACGCTCGGGCTCAGGCTTCACGCCATCGCGCCACTCGCGGCCGTCATGCAGCGTGTAAAGCGCCCACTCTTCTTCATCGCTCGCGTCGATCAATTCGCCTGGGACAAGCGACGGGAGAAAGAGATGCGCGGGACACGCCTGCTTCTGCTCGGCGAGCGCGAGCGGCTTGTTCCAACGAGCACACGACCAAGCGGCGTCACCGAACATCTCGGGCGTCGCGTGGATGCAGGTCCGGCATGAAATGCGAGCGAACGAATGCTCATGACAGTTGGCGAGATGGTTGCACATCGTCCGGCACTTGAAGGCCATCTTCGCGTTGGGATCGTCGTGCAGACGCGGCGGCGGGTTCGCGTACTTGATGATCCGCTCGGCGCGAGCGAGCAGCCGGATCGCTTCAGCGTGGTCCGTCTCGATGCGTTCGCTGTAGACTTCGCCGGTGTTCTTGTTCCGGCAGATGTAAAGGCCGCGCTCGAAGCCGAAGAGATGGCAATAGGTGTTCAACTGAACCCAATGCGTGAAGTAGCCCTCGCGGACACCGAGCTTCTTCACCTTGTCCCAATAGGTGTCCTTCATCGACTTGGCTTCGACGACATGCCAAGTCGCAGCCGCTTCCGGCAGGCCGAACACCTTGCCGTCCGTCTTGCCGCGAACGTGGCCCGAGACCGCCGTGGCGCGATACTGCTTGCCGCGCGCGTCGAACTCGTCCACTTCGCAGCCGATCATGCGCAGCGCATTGAGCAGCCGCGTCTCTTCGATCTCGCCGGTCTCGAACGTGATGGCCTTCAGTCCGTCGATCACTTCGGGCTTCGAGGCCCAGCGGAAGGTGTACCAAAGCGCGCGCTCGCACTCTTCGCCTAGCAGCGAGATCGAGATGCCGAGAGAGTCCCAAGCTTGGCTGCGCGACTTTGCATAGGCCGCATAGATGGCTTCGGTGGTGGCGCTATAGGGTCTCGGCAGCGGGGCCATCAGGCAAGCCTCTATCGTTCGCGCCGAAGCGCGTTTTGCAGACTGAAATGTCAGGGGGGAGGAAGAAGGTGCCGGGGCCGAAGCCCCGGCGTTAGTCGCGTCTTAGGCGGTGCGCTGCCAAGGCATCTGCCGACCACCGGCGGCGGGCGCGGGCTTCGTCGCCTGGGTGGAGGTCGCCTGGGTCTGCTTGACGTTGTCGTTGGCGGCCGAGTTGGCCTTCACGTTGTCGTTCGCAGCGGCCTTGCTCGGCGGCGGCTCGTTCGCGTTGCCCGCATGGATGAACTTCTTCACCGTCATGCGTTCCTTGTCGCTGCCGTCGCGGCCCTTGTAGGACTCGACATCGAGATCGGCATAGAACGGCTGGAACAGAAGCTGATCGGTGTCGGTCAGGTTGGCCTTGCCGATGCCGGTCGCTTCGGCGAGCGCCGCCAACTGAGCCTGACCGATCTTCTGCGCGGTCACGGTCTGATGGGTGACGTTGATGTTGCCGAAGAATTTCACGCCAGCGAAATCGCCCTCGACGACTTCCGCCTTGTACTCGAACAGGTCGCCGGTGTTCTTCGAGTTGCGCTTGACCTCGCCCTCGACGATGTTGAGCAGGTAACGGTCGCGCGGGATGATTACGCCACCACCGCCTTCCGCATCCTTTTCATTCACGTCCGAGAGGTTCACGTTCAGTTGTGCCATGTTTATCTCCTATGGCGTTCGAGTGTTTCGGTGTTGTTGGTGATTAGGCGGCTTCAGCGAGGGACGCAGGCAGGTATTTGGCGAGCGCCGCGTAGCCTTCGCCCTTCTTGAACTGCATCTCGGCGGGCATGCTGAAGCGGTTGCCAGCGATGAAGCCGGGGCGCTCTTCGAGGAACATCCAGCGAGTGCCGCCGCCTTCAGCGTGCGTAAGCTGCTTGTTGAAGCCCGCATCGACCTTCTTGATCGAAGCCTTGAAGTTGAGGAACGCGATCACGTCGCTGTTCGCTTCGATGATGTCGGCGGCATCCTTGTGCAGATTGACGCGATAGCGCGAGTACGGATCGGTCGTCGGCGATTCGAAGCGGCTGATATCGCAGTGCCCGAGTTGCACCACGGCCATCTGGCGATGCGAGCGCAGCGTCATGATGCCGTCGATGTATTCGAGGAAGATCGTCGCCGCGATCTTGTAGCCCTTGCCGTAGCCGGGCTCTTCGATGGTCTTCCAACCGTTGCGAGCGCAGGCTTCCGCGCGGATCAGGTTTTCGAGGCCCGTCGTCGAGTCGAAGATCGCCGTGGCGTAGTTGTGCTCTTCATTGACGAGCGCGCCGATGGCCTCGCACAGATCGTTGTAGCTGCGGACTTCGATGGTGTCCGCGACGATGCCCGCCGGGACGCTTTCGCCAGCCGCCGTCTGGATAAACACCGGACGCGGAAACTCCGCAGCCAGCGACGACTTGCCGATCTTCGGCACGCCATAGATCGTAATGATCGGTTGGTCTTCGGCAGCCGACTTCTTCTTGACGCTGCCCTTCAGTGAGATTGCCATGTGGCTCCCCGGTTAGTGCTCGACGGCGTCGAGCTTCAAAGTCTTCGTCCACACCAGCCGGTCAACAAGCCGGTAGCCGGTGCGATTGATCGTCTCGATCTTCACGGAATGGGGTTCGTCTTCGACCGGATGCGCGACATGAACATCGCGACGCTGTGATCCGGGCGATCTTCGGTGCCGTAGAGAACGAGCATCGCCATCTCTTTCGTGACGGTGTCGTTCGCGAGCAATGACAGGAACAGGTCGGGTTCCTTGGGGGGGCAACCGCCAGTTGGCGGGCAGAGCGGCGGATGCGCGCATAGAGTTGCGCAGTTCGGCGAACCTCCGTTCGAGCGCCCCGACGCGCGCGACCAGCGCTTCCTTCGTTTCGTTAACCAATTCCATCCGTCGATACCGCTTGACATCCGTCACCTATCCGGCTTTAAGCCGAATCGGCTGGCAAACTTTCCGTGAAGCCGCCGAACCGTCAGTAACGGACGGAATCGAGGATGTCAACGGATGGCAACGGATCATGAACAAAACTCATCGGACGATCCGTCGCCAGACATAGGTAACAGGGCATTTGTCTTCGAGTAGCGATCCCGAGACAGCTAGTTTAGAGAAGAAGGGGCTATCGAAATGGTGATCAGCAGAGTGCGTGGGGGCTGGGAATGAAGTCGCGAGCAGATGAGAAGCGCACCAAAGCGCATCCGGCGCTCGAAACCATCAAGGCGAGGATTGCGGAACGTCTGGAGGCCGCCGGACTATCGGGAAGAGAGGCTTCGGTTCGAGCGAAGCTAGGACTCACATACGCGAACGACATTCTTTCAGGACGTTCGCTAAATCCAACGCGCGAAACACTTGCTAAGCTTGGAACTGTTTTGGACACCGACGCCGACTATTTCTTCGGTACTCAGAGCACCCCCCGAAACCTTCCACCCTCCAAACTGCTGCCAATGCGCGAAACCGTCGCGGCTGAAGCTCCCCTCCCCGCCGCAGCGATTCCATTGTTCCAGATCGGCTTGACCGATCCTGACGGCTTCTTCGCTCTGAGAGCAGATCGTCGGACCGCATGGACCTCGTCGATAATTTCGAACGGCGATGCCTACGCCATCACTGTTCCCGACGACTGCATGGCCCCGCGCTACCGGATCGGTGAAGTTGTCGTTGTGAGCCCAAACAAGCCCGTGGTGCATGGTGGCTTCGCGCTAGTGCGGCAAAAGGACGACCGCGTGGCGATTCGGCAGATCGTCACGATCTCCACCGACAAGATCACAGTGCGGTGCCTCAACGGGGAAGCCGACATCGATATCCCCCGATCCCAGGTGAAGGCGCTGGAGCGCATTATCGGTTCTTGTGAATTAGTTTGAGTTAGTCCGATTGATTTGTCCGTCGCCATCCGTCATCATCCGTTGACATAACGGATGTGTGCCCATATGGTCCGTTGCTACTCGGGAGAGGCAACGGACCATGCAAAGCATCAAATTGGTAGTTTTGGAGTCGCCCTACGCTGGGGCGGTTGACGACAATGTCGCCTATGCGCGGCGTTGTCTGAAGGATTGCGCACTGCGCGGCGAGAGCGCCCAGGCGTCGCACCTTCTGCTCACTCAAGTTCTCGACGACACGAAGCCGGACGAGCGCGCGCTGGAGATCGCGCTCGGTCTCGCTTGGCGATCCGTCGCCGCATACTCGGTCTTCTACACGGATCGCGGATGGTCGAACGGCATGAGAGCAGCGCTCGATAGCGCCATCCTCGATAACCGCCCCTTCAAGCTGCGCGCCTTTGGTCGCGTGCAGTTCCCGAGCCGCTACTTTCTGCCGCTCAACATCTATGAGGCGATTGATCAGACGAAGGCTCCCGCCAATGCGTGAGCCCTGCCCCAACTGTAGCGGCGACTGCGGCTCCGCGAATCCGCCCGTGCTCAACTGCCCGATGGACGGCGGCACCGTAAAGCCGAGCGTGTCCTATCACGACTATCTCGCGCTTCTGCGTGCAAAGGCCGCGTTGAGCGAAGGCGACACGATGGTCGCTCTCCGCCATCTCGCGACGCTCGAACGAGTCGGCATCCGAGACGAGATCGACGCGGTGATCCGCTCCGGTCTGTACGACGACGCGATCCATCGCATGCGTCTCTTCACCCATCCGAAATATCCGAGCGCCGACGAATGCGAATCGCACGTCGGGACGGACCACCATTTTCGACCGGCCAAGCAAGGGAGCCTTCTGTGAAGTTCAAGATCAATCGTGACATTCTCGCTGACATTGTAACGCGCGGCGTATCCAGCGCACCGAAGAACTCTCCCGCCGTCATCGCCAACAACGCGCGAATCGTTGTGCAGGATGGCACGATCTCCATCGCAACAACCGACTTCGAGATGATGGTCGAGGCGACCGGCGCTTGCGAGGTCGAGGCCAGCGGCGCGACGACCATCGACGCCATGAAGCTGAAGGCCGTCGTGGACCGTCTGCCGAAGGGCGTCGATGTCGCCTTCACCATGGACACGTCGAAGTACGAACTGATCGCGAAGGCGGGCCGCTCGCGCACCACCTTCCCGACGCTCGCCGCTGAAGACTGGCCTGCTCGCGACTACGCCATGGACGGCGCACAGTTTGCGCTCGAAGGCTCCGATCTCGTTCGGCTGTTCGGCCATACCGCCCAGGCGCTTTCGACCGTTCCCAACTCGCCGATGCAGGGCGTCTTCCTCCATGTCGCCGACGACGGCAAGCGGCTCGCC